CCGGCGCGTATTGCATGTTCCAGTGACCCGACCATTCGTCCTTGAGCACCAGCAATTCGCCCGTGGTGTTGTCGCGGATGCTCTCCATGGTCGCGAAGTCCGACGGCAGCGCGATGTAGGGCGCGTCGATCGGCTGGATGGCGGACGCCACCTGGCAGCGCGCCCGCAGCGTCTCGGACAACTCCGTCTCGACCGCAGCAATCCAGCCCGGCATGACGCCGTTGGTGAGCACGTCCGTCCGGTTGAGGTAGGACGCCACGTCGGCCTGGAGTTGCGCGAGTGACGCCATCAGCGCGCCGGGGCCGTCACCACGACGCCATTCGACGGCGGTGCCGCGGTGGTGCCCAGCGCATTCGTCGCCGACACGACGCACGCAGCCGTCTTGCCAGCATCACCGGCCACCACCGTGTGGGTCGGGGCGTCAGTGCCAACAGCCACGCCATCGATCGTCCACTGGTAGGCATAGCCGGTCGGCTCACCGTCCCAGATGCCCATGGTGCAGGTGAGCGTGTCACCGCTCTGTGTCACATACGGCACGTCGACATTGACCGGCGGCGCTGTGGGGGCGGCAGGCGCGTCTGGCGCCTCCAGTCCCAGCACCGGCTCATACTGGCTGGCCTCCAGCGCCGCGCCGTCGGCGGCGGTCTGCGCGCCCTGCGCCACCGCCTTGGCGCCCGCATCGCTGAGGCCCTCGGCCTCGGGATACAGACGGATCAACAGCACCTGGTCCAGGCCGTCGACCAGCACCGGCTCTGTCGTGCCGCTCATTGCTCCGACACCTGCACGGGCGCCTGCTGCGCTGCCTGCAGCACCGCGCCCTGCTCGTGGGTCTGCTTGCCCTGTTCCATCGCCCGCTTCCCGGCATCGGCAGCGCTGTCGGCGTCGGGATACAGCCGATGCAGCAGCACCGGATCGATGCCCTCGACCAGCATCGGCTCAGCGCCCTTGGTGTCCGGCGTCTGCGCCACGCTCTGCGCCGGAGGCTGCATGGTCCCGGCAGCCGCGCCCGGTGCCGGAGGCTGTCCAGCGCCTGCGGTCGCACGAGCGGCGCCCACGCCAGGCGTCGGGGCCATCCGCGGCGTTGCTGCGGGCGTCGCTGTGGTTGGTAGGGCCATGTCAAATCCTCCTTGCGTCGTCGGTGCGAAACACCCGATTGTCGCGCTCATCTAGCCAGGCATTGAGCGCCTTCTGGTCCTTGGTGATGCCGAGCTTCACGAGCTGCTGCCAGATCACCATGGGAATGCGCGCGACATGGGTGATGCCGTCAGGGCGCGGCTGGTGCTTGTCGAAGGCGCTGGCGAGTTGCTTGGCGCTCTCGACGATCGGCTTCACATCCTGCGTCTGGATGATGACCGGCAACCCGGTTTCGCTGTCGGTGACGATCTCCGTCCCGCGCCGCGTTACCGGGTTGTAGGACTGGTAGAAAGTCGTTTCTGTCATGGGAGTTGTCTGCTATAAGCAGGGCGTTGTCGGCTCGCCAAAGCCGGCAACGCCCCTAACCCCCTGATCCTATGCAAGAGGACCGAAGGCTGATGACATACGATGACGAAGAGAGACGCAGGGCAATCGCCGCTGCGTCTAACGCCACTTGGCGAGCGAAAAACCAAGAGGCTCGCGCCGCCTACATGAAAGAGTGGGAGGCGAAAAACCGCGAGGCGCGAAACGCCTACAAGCGGGAGAGACTTGCGGAGAACCCCGAGCTTAAGGAAGCGAACCAAGCCCGCGTCGTGGCGTGGGTGAAGGAGAATCGCGAGGCTCGCCGCGAACATCAGACGCGCTATCGCGAGAAGAACCGCGAGAGAATTGCGCAGGCCAATCGCCAGTACATCCGAAACGAGAACGGCGAAATAACCGCTAAAGAGAAGAAACACCAAGAGCGCAACCGAACACAGCGGGCGCTTGACTTGGATGCCATGGCCGGCAGGCCTCGGCCCGAAGTCTGCGAGGTCTGCGGCAACGCCCCCGACAAGGGGAAGTCGCTGCACTTCGACCATTGCCATCAGCGTGGACATTTCCGCGGTTGGATTTGCCGCGGGTGCAACTTGGCTTTGGGGAATGTTAGTGACGATGTCGGACGGCTCCGCAAGCTGATCGCCTACCTTGAGCGCGATAAGGACGGAGCCGCCTGACATAGCCATGAAAAGGCCCACCTACGGTTGAAGGTCTGCCTATTGGTTAAGATCGAAGATTGTAGCGTGGGCCTTCGGTGCAGTCGGACGTATGCATCCCTCGAACACAACGCCACCCTGGGAGTTGTCTCCCGTCTGGGCGTAATCTTGCTGAATCATGTCCCGTTCAGGTAAAGGCGCCATTTCGACGTAATCTGTACTAACGAGTAGCATCTGATGCGCCGGGCAAAAACGATCCGGCGTAAGCTGCAGCGTGCCGAAGTTGGTGCGGTAGACGTCCACTGCGCCCTGGATGGTCATTTCACCGGTGGGCGATGCCATGACGATGTTCTGCGCGACGATGGCGTTGTTGGTGCCGCCCTGCGACAACGTGGCGAAGTAGTTTTTGATGTTGCCCGACATGATGGCGAGCGTCGGATTGCCGCCGGCCTGCCAGCATTGCTGGATGGCGGTGTTGACCACGGCGAGGGTGAGGTCATACGCCGTTCCGGCGGTGCCGGCATTCGAGCCATCGCCGATCGGCATCACGCCGGCGCCGGCACCACGCGCACCGAATGCGGTGTAGCAGGGCAGGCCGGACATATGGCGAGGATCGGTGATGGTCCTGACGAGTGGCGATGTCACGGCCAGTTCGAGGTCGCGCTTCACCTCCATGCCGCGCAGGATCATGTTGCGATTGTATTCGTCCTCGCCACCGACGACGTCGACCACGCGCAGGGTGTTCGACACGCCGACAGTGCGCGCCAGGATCTGGCACACGTTGTTCAACCTGACCGGCTTGACCACCGCCTGCATAACCGCGGTGAATCCTTCCGGTTGCGAATTATCTGCCGCCGGGTTGAGTTCCTGCACAATCCACTCGGTGAGGACTTGCTTGGAGCCGACACGCGAGCAGGCTGACACCAGCGGCGTTTCGTCGGGATCGATGCGATAGATGATGTCGGCGAGGTCTTCGCGGACGCCGACGGCTGCGGTCTCTATGTATGTATTGGCGGGGGCTGACCCCATCGGGGGAACGGCCATACCACTCTCCATTGCAAGCACGGCGCGAACGCTCGTGCGATTGAACTGTTGGGTTCATTTGCAATGGTCAGTGACTGCCGACCTGGGAGGCGTCACCCGCTACATGCAAGCACTGCGGGGACGGCTGGGGCCTGCTACATCAAGCCATCTGCCGACACGGCATACCCACCCCTACATGCAAGCACTGCGGCGGGCATCGGAAACAGTAATAATCGTGTAGCTACGGCACCGTCAATACCGTCCGTTGCCGTTGGCTGCCGACCGCCGCGCACTCAGCAGGGCGGCGGCGTTGCGGGTGTTCGGCGCTGCCTCGAACGCCTGTTCGGCGGCCTGCACCGCGGCGGCGGGTGCCGGTGGCGGCGCCGTGCCGCGAATGCGCGCCGTCTGTGGCCGCTGCGGCGCGTTGGTCTTGGTGCCGTCCACCATACGGTCCCACATCATCGCCTTCATCATGCTCTCGACATGGCGCGGATCTGACAGCCCCATCAGTTCCTGGTGGGTGTAGCCGCCCTTGCTCTGCGCCCATTTTGCGATGTCGCGCTGCACCGTGGTTCGCATCGCATCGTCGCGCCAGAAATCGTATTTCTCGGCGAGCACCTTGTTGCCGGCCTCGACCTGCTGCGTCATGGCGCGTTCGTAGGCTTGTTGCTGCAGTTGCGTGAGGGTGCCCAACCTCTGTTGCTCTGCTGCGGCGGCCTGGTAGGCGGCGAATTGCTTGAGATACCCCTGTGGGTCGGTATCGATCAGAGACGGGTCGGGTGGGGCCGCCCCTTGTAGCTGCTGACCGAGCTTGGCCAGCTCGGGCTGGATATGCGGCAGCACGGTGGCCAGCGCCTCGGCCTGTTGCTGCAGTTGCTGCCGCTGGACGCTGAGTTCCTGGGTTTTTTTCGTATAGTCGGCATTGGCCCGCAGCGCGGCGCGCAACTGTTCGGCCGAATAGTTCTGGCCGTCGATTTCATAGTTGCCGGCGATCGGCGCCGCCGGCTGCGCGCCGTCTGGTGTCTGTGGCGTCCCGCCCTCCGGCAGCCCGAGCGCCCTGGCGATGGTGTCGTAGCTGTCGGCGGGCTCGGCGGGTGTGGACTCTGCTGGCGCTGCCGGGGCTGTGGGCGTTGCCTGCGGCGCTCCCCTTGCCGCCGGCTGTGCCTGCCCTTGCGCCTCGCGTGCGGCCTCCTGGCGCCGTCTGGCGAGCAGCCGTCCGGCATCGGAGAGGCTGATGGCTTCCTGCGACGCCGGCGCCGGGGCGTTGACGACGTTGGCGGGCGAAGCCGGTGCTGGCGTTGCCGGCTGGGCTGCTGCGGGCGTTGCTGCCGGTGCGGCAGCGGGGGCTGAACTACTCTCGCTCATGGTGGTCTTCCAACTGCTCCAGGCAGCATCGGGCTGCCGCGTCATAGGCCCAGGCGCGTGTGCCGGATCTGACCGAGGCGGTCGCGCGTCCGGTCACGCGGTAGACGTACGAGGTGCTGCGCAATCGCTCGGCGGTGGCACGGAACTCACGCGCGCACACCGCCAGCTCGTCGCATTCAATCCGGTCGGTGTGGGGTGTCGCTGTCACAGCAAGGCTTCCTGCACCGGTCGCTGTGGCGTGGGGGCGTGGATGAACAGGTCGCGCTGGCGTTGGGCTTGCTCGATGCGGCGGCAGGCGATGTCGAAGTAGCGCGGCTCGATTTCGATGCCGATGAACGGCCGACGCAGCGTTGCGCATGCGACGCCTGTGGTACCGGAGCCCATGAACGGGTCCAGCACCGTTGTCCCTTTACAGAGACCAACGGCCCTCTCCATGAGGCCGACTGGCTTTTCAGATTCGTGGCCTGATGGACGTTGAGACGCCCAAGAACACACCCAGATATCCGGCTCGGCCCGATCGTCTATATCGAACCCCGGCTTGCCGAACTGAAAGACAAGCTCGTAACGCTGTCTTAGCCCTTTCAGCGAGCCGACGCCTATCCAGTTCTTGTCCCACACGATGACGCTGCTAGTGGAAGCCCCGAAACTGTCTGCCGCCAACGTGATGACAGGCATCGAGCGCCAGTTGCCACAAATCCACATAGAGCCGGTATCTGGCATCGCCTTCCAGCACCGCTCCATCCAATCGGCATACCACGTCGAAGCATTAGACCAATCCCCGATCCGAGACCGGAAGCCTTTGCCGTGGCGCGTAGACGCTGACCCCATGAGATAAGGCGGGTCAGTCACAACCGCATCCACGCCCGAGAGCGTCGGCAGCACGTCCCGACAATCACCGAGATACAGCGTCGCATCGCCGATGTGCTCGACCCTGGTCAATCGTCGCTGTCACGCGCTGCGGTGTCCATCCTGCCGGTGAGGACTGCGATCGTGGCGCTCAGCAGGTCGAGCCTGGTGCTGAGCACGGCCAGACGCAGGTCGAGGTCGTCGATCGCCTCCTGCATGCTCAAGGCTTCGCCTGTTACCGGAACACCAGGCTCGCCATTATCGGTCGAGCCAGGCAGCATCGTGCCCAGCTTTAAGCCCACCTGGTTGCGCCTCACCAGAACAGCCCTCCGATAACCCACGCGAACATGACGAGATCAAGTGCGACGATCAC